CGACACCGAACCCACGCCAACAGAAGACGGTTGCCAATGGTGTCCAGCAAAAGCAATCTGTCCTGCGCAAAGAAAAGGCTTTGAGGTTATTGCTGCCACGCCTAATCTTGCTGTGATGACTAAAGAAGAGATGAAGTCTGTGGTGGTGACGCTCACACCAGAGCAGATCGCAGACTTGCTAGAACGCGCTCCACTTGTTGAGAAGTTCATTGACGCTGTGAGAGATCACGCAGTTAAACGCATCGAGGCAGGTGAAGTGATCAAGGGTTGGCAGATGCAGCCGAAGCGTGCGTACCGCAAGTGGATTGACGAGAACGATGCAAAGAACCAATTACACGACGCTGGTATCCCTGCGGATCAGTTGGTCTCTAGCGAACTAATTAGTCCATCTGAAGCAGCCAAGTTACTTCCCAAAGAATCAAAAGACTTAATTGACACGCTCACCAAGAAAGAGAGTAGTGGTCTCACTCTTGCGCGAGATTACTCATTAGGTCAATAATCCATTCCCCTAAACCGTTGCCTTGTGCAACATAAACTCGAAAGGCTCAAATGCTTAATCTTTCATCATCATCTGGCGGTGGTAATTACATTCGCTTCATGCCATCTGCTAACGCATGGCTCAACTCAAACAAGGAGGAATTCACACCAAAGAAAATGGTTGTGGATACTGACTCGTTGCAGACTGGTTGGATGCACCTCGGAGAAGGTGTCCGCGACTGGCAACCAGATGTGTCGCTGGGTAAGAAGGGTGCTCAACCGTCCCCTGATCACAAGCGCGGTTTCTCCATCAAGTTCTATAACAAGGAGATGGGACTCGCTGAGTGGAGCGCAAACGGTACAGGTCCGAACATGGGGCTTGAAAAACTGTGGAAGGCAATCGAGGCAGGTCAAGCAGCCAACGCTGGCAAGTTACCAGTCATTGAGTACAAGTCCTCCACGCTAGAGAAGATCGGCAAAGGCACTACACGCATACCTAACTTTGATGTGGTGTCGTGGATCGAGAGACCTGCTGGCATGGATGCGGTGGACGACGGCACGCAGTCCTTCGACAGCGACGGCAAGATCAGCATGGCAGCACCAGCTCCAGCACCGCAACCGAAGGCAGCGCCTAAGACTGCAATGGCTCAAGCCGTCGAAGACGACGAGATGTTTTAACTCTTAGGAGAGACGGGGCTGGTCTAACGATCAGTCCCGTTTTTTTTCCTCTATGGAAAACACACAAGAATTTTGGATGCTGCTTCTTATCGCGTTGGCTCAAAGGGTCTACGAACTGGAGCAGAGATTAGAAGAATTGGAGAGACATGAATGAGTTGGCATTATTTGCGGGGGGGGGGAGGAATCCTTGGAGGACATCTGCTCGGGTGGCGATGTGTTGCAGCCGTTGAAATCGAAGATTACCCACGCAGAGTTCTATTGCAACGGCAAGCTGATGGACTCTTACCTAGATTCCCTATCTGGGACGACATCACCACATTCGACGGCAAACCTTGGCGGGGAAAGGTCGATGTCGTCAGCGGTGGATTTCCCTGTCAGGACATCAGCGTTGCAGGAAGAGGCGCAGGACTCGATGGGGAACGATCAGGACTCTGGGGAGAAATGTCACGGGTCATTCGCGAAGTACAGCCCAGATACGCATTCATTGAGAACTCACCAGCACTCACTCTTCGAGGACTCGACAGAGTGTTGTGTGATCTTGCCCAGATGGGGTTTGATGCGCAATGGGGAGTGCTGGGACACGACGACTTCGGTGGGCAACATCGAAGGGAAAGAATCTGGATTGTTGCCGACTCCTCCAAAAAACCTTTTCAATCATTGGTCGAGCGCAAAGGCAAAGTATTTCAACGGTGGACTACGCAAGAGCGGTGTCAAGGTTGGATCGACTTTGTGGTGGGAGATGACGAAAGAGCATCTCCATCTTGGCGGGTTAGAGGACAGAAAGACAATACCAGACCCATCATGTGGAGAAGTAGTGATGGGATGGTTAATGGGTTGGACAGAATTGCAGCCGTTGGAAATGGACAAGTTCCAAGAGTGGCAGCGGCAGCATGGCAATTACTAACAAAATAAATATGAAAGAAAACTAGATGCAAGCCGAACAAATAGCGCAAGCGCTTGGCAACGCAAAGAAGGTAAACGGGCAATGGATGGCGAGCTGTCCTGTCAGCAGTCACGGGCAGGGTAACGGGGACAGGAATCCAAGTCTTTGCGTCAGCGAGACAGACGAAGGAAAGCCACTCTTTAAGTGCTTTAGCGGGTGCTCTCAGGAGTCTGTCTTTAATGCGGTGAAGGACTATGGACTGCTGCCAGACTTACCAAACCCGACAGACTTCCTCACCCAGATCAAGCCGTTGCCGAAACAGCAAGAACCTGTGCTCGAACAGGAGTGGCACTACACCGATGAGGATGGAGTCGTCCAGCACATCAAGCAGAGATACAAGACCTTTGACTCCAAAGGTAAGACATACAAGCAGTACCGCGTCGACGAGAACGGCAGACGGCACGCATCTATGACGGGTGCGAACATCGTGCCTTACAACTTGCCAGAGGTGGACTTTGCTAGAAAGACTGGCAGAACTGTGTTCCTCTGCGAAGGCGAGAAGGCAGCCGACGCTCTCAAGTCTTTAGGTGTTGTAGCTACCTGTACACACAACGGTGCAAGCAGCTTCCCCGAAGATGTAGTCAAGCACCTAGTCGGACTCACTATTGCGATAGTCCCTGACAACGACACGGTAGGCTGGGAGTACGCAAGGAAAGCAGTTGCAGCCCTCAAGTCGGTTACAAAAAGTATCCGAGTGGTTGACCTTGGACTTGAAGAGATCAAGGAGGACGCATACGAGTTTGTGCATAAGTATGGCGGGGATAAGGACAGGCTGGTAGACCTGACAAAAGCCACGCAAGCAGTCATAAGTGAGATGGATGTAACGACTCCTGCAAGATTGATTGGCGTTGTTGAGACACCAGTAATAGAAGAGTTAGAGCTGCCACAAGCACCACTTCAACGCGAAGGATTCAAGCTCGAAGCGTGGGACGACATCGAGGACGAACCTGTCGAGTGGCTGGTGCAAGGTGTTATCCCACAGAGATCATTCGTCGCTTTATACGCACCTCCAGCCAGCTTCAAGTCTTTTATTGCTTTGGACATTGCCGAGTGCATCGCAACGGGAAGACCATTCCTCGGAAACCAGATCACCAGACAAGGTGCAGTCCTATACATCGCAGGGGAGGGTCATGGCGGTATCGGAACGCGCATTAAGGCGCTGAAGATTCACCACGGCACGCCAGAAGGAACACCTGTCTATTTCCTGCGCAGACAAGTCAACCTTCGGTCAAGTAAGACAGACCTGCAAGACCTAGTGAACGCAATAGACGACTTGAAGGCGATACACGACATCAACTTCGAGCTGATCATCATTGACACCTTGGCTAGAGCATTTGGCGGTGGTAACGAGAACGCAAGCGAGGACATGGGTGCATTCATTACTGCTGCTGGCGCGATCCAAGGCAAGTATGAGTGCTCCTTATTGGTGGTGCATCACGCTGGTAAGGACGCGACTAAGGGACTCAGGGGTCACAGTTCACTACTCGGAGCAGTAGACACCGAGCTGGAGATTATCCGCATAGAAGGCGCTCAACCGCCAAAAGGAATACTCCACATCAGCAAGCAAAAGGACGGGGAAGACGGTCAGAGGATTGGCTTCAAGATGGTCGAGGTCACGACTGGATCAAGTGGAATTGTGGACTTTGAAGGTGCATCCAGTCTGGCGGTTGAACCAGATGAGGAGATGGATACAGAACGCAAGTCAATCAAACCGCCAGATAAGACAGGCAAGGGCATGAACCAGCGACTTGCTTTGAACTGTCTGCACGACTCAATTAAGAAGTTAGGCGAGATGCAGGTGGTCGATGGCAAACGCAATAAGTGCATAAAGATCGATCAATGGCGCGACGAATTCAAGGCTCGAATGGGCAGCGATGTGCAGATAACTACCTTCAATAAGGCATGGTATCGCGTCAAAGCAGACCTCGTTGATTTCAAGAAAGTAGTAATTTATGGTGATATGTGCTGGGCTGTTTATGCGGAAGATGACGACGCAAAAACAGCCAATTCGGTGGTCGTATCGATCAAGAAATGATGATGGACAAATGGACAAATGGAGGACAAACGATGGACAGTGAAAAATCCATTTGTCTATGCCAAAACGATGGACAGATGGATGGTGTGTGTATGTATACACACCATCTGTCTATCGTGGCAATGCGTCCGATTTGTAAAAGTTAAAAAAAGGAGAAGGTGATGGTTAAGAAGAGTTTGAGTAAAGCACTTGGTGGTTTAAAACAGCCAGATTTCCCGATGAATACTTTTGAAGTATTTATGAATTCGAGGTTAGTTGAGCTGTCTGTGGTGAAGAGAGACCACGAAAAGCATTGGGGCATCAATCGCTTGATCGAGTTGGTGGACTCGGAGTTTCGGATTAAGGTGTGGCGACAGGCTGAACGAGTCTTTGAGGCATCCAAGTCAAGAGATGAGGTCAAGCTGGATCGAGCTGTAGCAGGAATGATCAAGGCTTATGCAGCGTTGGAGACTTGGGCGGTTGAGAACGGTGTGCCTGAGATGCCAGCGATAGTTGCAGTTGAGCATGAGATGCAAGACGGGTCGGTGATGGTGGTCGTGGGTACACATCACGACGCGACGCTGTACCAGCAGTTCAGACCAGATGTACAGAACAGACACATCTGGACGATGGAAGAGCTGGAGTTGATCATGGAGTCGCCAGTCATCAAGGACACGATGAAGATTAAGGCGCTGATGCCATGTGCTGCGATGGTCAGGCTGGACAAGGATGCGAAGGAGTTTCCACTTGGCGGTGCGACAGGCTTTGATGATGTCAAGTCGGACGAGCTGGAGGCTTCGTCGTTGCCAAAGGTGTTCGATACCAGCAAGATGGTTAAAAATACGGCTAACAGGGCTTTAGAGGAGATTTAGATGGCTGGAAACAAAAAGAAGGTTCACGACATTGCGTTGCTGAACACGCTGCCGATTGAGCAGATCACCAATATGTTTGAGGCGGGAATGAGCGAGACGAGGATATGTGTGGCGCTCGGTGTCAGCAAGAAGGCGCTGACCGAATGGATGGACTCACCAGCGCAAGAAGGCTTCTTGTCTCGCGTGCGTGCGCGAGCAGCCGATCATATCGTAGGTCAGATGATTGAGATTGCCGACGATACAGACATCGAGGAGGTCAACAAGGCGCGTCTGCGCGTCCAGACGAGGCAATGGGTAGCAGAGCGCTGGAATCCTGCCTCATACGCCCAGAATAAGATGCCTAGCGTGCAAGTGAACCTGTCTGGGATGCGACTGGACGCATTGCGTCGCATTGAGGTGGTCGAGGACATATCCACAGAAAACAGCGAGAAGTTGTCCTAGTTGTCCACAGTTGCGTGGAAACTGGCGAAGTTATGCACAAAAACGCTTACAAACCTGTGGATAACAGCAAAATAACTTTACATAATGAACATAGTGTTAAGTAGAAATATACGACGATATGCGAATGTCTAGGTTTCATGCGCTATGCAAGGAGAGTGGTCACTCACTAACCGATTCTGTCTGACTGATCAGGGTTTACCCCCCCCTTCGATCTGCGCGACGGGTGGCGCTGAAACTGCACCCCGACAGATACCGAACCCACACCCCCCACTACCCCCCCCTACTCACA